GATTTACAAAAGCGATGCGGCTCGCAAAGGAATTATGAAAGGTTTGCAGGATTACTGCGACGAAAACCCCGAAGCGAAAAATGCGAAGTTTATGCTAGAGTCAATTAAGCTCAATAAGAAAATACAATTTGTATAATTGACAATTCAACTTTTTTGTGCTAACCTAACCACATACCATCACTGGTATCGTCCAGCTACTCACGATAGAGAGCGTACAGGCAACACGCGGGCAAGCAATCACATTGTCACATGGATAATGTCCTCGAACTGACTTGCCCCTCCTAGCCTGATTCGTCTTTAGAGACACTGTGTGAATGGTTATTTGTACTTTCTAATCTAGGAATCTACTTGACCTTCACACGGTATCTGTACAGGAGAAATTAAACCACCGAAACGTAGTGGATACGGAGCTTGAATCTATTATATGAAAGTCTTCGTTTTAAGTAGCCTATGCGCGTCCGCTGTCACAAGGATCATTTATAAAAAATGAATAAATATTATGCCAGCAGGAAGGCCAACACTGTTTAATAAAGAAACTTGCCGTATGGCGCGGGAGTATATTGTTAATTGTAAAGACAAGTTAGGCGGACCGGTTCCAATAGTAAACTTACCAAAGGCTCCTGGCATGGCAAATTGGCTGGGAGTGAACATAGACACGCTCTACGAATGGGCAAAGGTTCACCCTGAATTTTCCGACGTATTAGATGAATTAAACCAAAAACAGCAGGAAAAGTTGATAGATCATGGACTCGCCGGCAACTACAACGCCAACATCGCCAAGCTCGTTTTGGGCAAGCATGGCTACCACGATAAATCAGAAACAGAACACTCGGGACAAATCAAAACTAGCAACGTGGAACAGACACCGGAAGTCTTAGCGGCTCTTGCAAAACTTGAAGATGTGTTAAAGAAAACCATGATCAAGTGATCGTGGATTACTAATTATTTTCATAGCGGGACTATGGCTATAATGGGCTCACCGAAGGATTTACAAGACAAGCTTAAGCCACTAAACGGGCACATAATCGTTGCACCGATCAAACGTGAAGAACTTAGCACAAGTATTCTTCAAGCTGCTCCTAGCGCATCCAGTGAGCGCACAGAGCTTGGTGAGGTGATAGCTGTGAGTGATGACGGTTCATTGGTGAAGGTTGGGGACAAGGTTTACTTTAGACGCTACTCGCCGGACGAAATTGAAGTAGAAGGTGTGATCTATCTTGTCCTCACGGAACAAGACGTTATTGCTATTAAATTGAGCTAGTATGCCACTGGTAAAACCACAAGAACTTAAATATGGCGAAGCAGCCCGTCAGTCGATCAAGGCTGGTATTGATAAGCTCGCCGATGCAGTCAAAGTTACGCTTGGTCCTAAGGGCCGCTTAGCTCTCATAGAAACACAGTATGGCCCAATGTCCACCAAAGACGGCGTTACAGTTGCCAGAAACATCGGCCTCGCTGATCCGTTCGAGAATCTTGGCGCGGATCTTGTACGACAGGTTGCAAGCCGGACTAACATCGACGCAGGTGACGGAACTACCACCGCAACTGTTCTCGCTCAAGCCCTCGTATCAGAAGGTCTTAAAAACGTCACTGCTGGGGCTAATCCCCAAGCCTTGCGTCGTGGACTCGAAGCCGGTCTTAAAGCTGCCGTGGACGCGTTAAAAGCCTTAGCTGTACCTTGCACGCCAGAAGACTTGATTAACGTTGCCTCGATCAGCTCCAACGACAAAGAACTTGGTCAACTTATTGCTGATGTGATGAATCGTGTTGGTAAGGATGGTGTCGTTACACTCGATGATGGGACAGGTTTTAAGACCACTGTTGAATACGCAGAAGGGATGAAGATTGATATGGGCTTTCTTTCACCATACATGGTCACTGATCCTAAACGTGGTACCTGTGAGATGCAAAATGTCCATGTGTTGGCAACCGATAAGCGCATCAATTCGATCTTTGAGATTGGCCCACTGTTCGATAAGCTCGGCAAGAGTGGCAAGACCGAATTGGTGATCTTCTGTGAGGATATTGATCCAGGAGTATTGCAAAGTATTATTTATACTAGGACTAAAGGCGTCTTCAACGCTCTTGTGGTTCGTATGCCTTCGTTTGGTAAGAATAAAGCGGGCATGCTTAGAGATATCTGTACGCTTACAGGTGGCACCTTTGTAAGTATTGAAAGCGGTTTGGCTATTGATAAATTAGAACTAGATCAACTCGGTACTGCTCGTAAGGTAACGGCCGATCAGATGTTCACATCCATCGTGGCTGATTGTCCCAAAGAAAAGATCGACGAAGCAGTTAAAGCCATCGAAGTTGAAGAGATGTTTGCCAAGGAACAATTTGATAAAGACTGTTTGAAGCAACGTAAAGCTCGCCTTACTGGTGGCGTAGCTATCATTCGTGTTGGAGGCGCAACACAAACCAACACAGCCGAACGTAAATTTCAATTCGAGGACGCAATTAACGCATGTAAGGCAGCTATGGAAGAAGGGATTGTGCCTGGTGGTGGTATGGCACTAATCGAAGCTGGCCGCTCAATCTTTGAGAGCTTTCAAACACCAGACAAAGACGAAGGTTTGGGACACACAATCCTTCTCAACGCACTCAATGAGCCTATAAAGGCCATCGCCGAGAACGCCGGCCAATCGGGAGATGTAGTGTTAAGCAAAGTAAAGCCAAACCATGGCTATAACGCTCAAGCCGACAAGTATGAAGACTTGATGAAATCTGGCGTAATTGATCCGGTGAAGGTGAGCCGGTGTGCACTAGAAAACGCTGTGAACATTGCCATCATGGTTCTGCTCACAGAGGTAGCAATGATAGAAACTAAATCGGAAGTGAAAGCATAAAATAATATGAAAACAATCTCATTGACCGCCAATTCATTAAGTGTTCTAGGACAAGCTGTAAAATCATTTGATACGCGCAAAGTAGCCGTCTTAGGGGGAGATGCTGTGCGTTCTATCAATCGTTTAGACAAGATTGGTGATGAGTTGATGTTTGCTGCTCAAACCAAGAGTAAAGACCTTGTGGAATCAATGTACGAATTCAAAACGAAATGGGACGCGGACCATGTCTTAGCCGACGGTGAGAAATACACCACTGAACAGCTTGAACAGTTTCAATCAGAGATCAACGCTGAATTCACAGAAGAGAAGGCCAAAGCTTCCGTCGAGTTAGCTGATGATAAATATGATCTTGTTAAGAGCTTCGTTGAAAAGCTAGGAGCAGAAGTATTCAACGACTTCACCCAAGAGACTGTTGTCGATGGTGTTAAGTCACGTACTCCTGTTAATCCACGTCCGTTCATCGCAGAGATGAGCAAAGCGTTTGGAATTGAATAATATGGATTGGCTCACCCCCGCCGCAACCGCAATCTTAGGATTCATTACGGGTATTCTTGTTGGTGAGACGTGGCACAGAAATACTGAGACAACGGTTGGTAAAGTAGCCAGTAAAGCTGTCGAACACGCGATTGCTCATTTAACGGATCGTACTTTGAGTTCCGATAAGTTTACGATTGTAGAACCACCACCGGAAGAAACGATTGGTGAGCACATTTTTAACTCAACACCTGTTGATCCTAATTATGTTAGTCCCACAGGAAGCGCGTTGCCGGTCGGCGAAGTTACACATGTTTCGAGTTCGCCACAGCAACCAACGTGAGCAACTTGAGGTATGTATTTATTGTGGTCACAAGGATAGTTTCTTGCTCGACGACATTAACAAGGCACGAGGTTGGAAGTCTCGCTACTGGCGTTCACATTTGAGGAGCTTCTGTCAGCCACAAGGTCTAACAGAACCAATCTATCGAATGATTTACGGCTATGGTGTGAAGACTAAGGCAGAACAAGAGCATGAGCGCAGGATTGAGAAGGAAACACGACATGCTGATTGGGAGATTGGTACGCATGAGAAGTTTCAGCATGCAATAAACAATCCGAATTTCGATCCTAAACGCTCAACTATTAAGAGACGTAATGAGATGATGAGCCAATGAATCTCAAAGATGCTGAAAATCAAAGTATTATCGCCTGGATAAACTCAAACCAAATCAAGACAGAGAATGGTAAGCCTTTTGATCTAAATGAACACCCTTATCTTTGGGACATCCTGAAAGACTGGTCACCCTTCCAAGTTGTTCTAGCAGCTGCCCAGTGTGGTAAGACGACAACGTTTCTTCTCAAGATGTTGTGGGCAGTAAAGAACTTTGGAATCAACGCAGTATATACAATGCCTACAGTTACTGATGCGCATGATCTGGTGAGCGGTAAACTCGATCCTATTGTCAATGAAAATCCTGTTTTACAGAGTTGGATAAGCGGAGATAAGGACAGTGTTGAACAGAAGCGTATAGGACAAAATACAGTCTACTTGCGTGGTACCTGGACTGAACGCGCAGCCCTATCATTCTCAAGCGATCTAAACATTCACGATGAAGAAGATCGGTCTAATCAACCCGTAATTGACCAATATGTCTCGCGCCTCCAACACTCGAAAAAGAAGTGGCAATGGCGATTTAGTAACCCTTCTTTTGAAGGAAACGGAGTTCATAGATTCTGGCAGGAAAGCGATCAAAAGCATTGGTTTGTTACTTGTGGATTTTGCAAAAAGCAACAGTTTCTTCAATGGCCAAATAACGTGGATCAACAACAGAAAAGATTTATATGTGCAGCTTGTGGGCAAGAAATATCAGATAACGATAGACGTCACGGAGAGTGGCATGCCAGAAAATTTGAAGTAAAGCCAAAATATAGTGGTTATTGGATCAGCCAGCTCATGGTTCCTTCGGTAAGTGCGGCAGAGATCATTGAAGCCCACAGGACGATGACAGCCGAGAATTTTAGCAACTTCGTCTTAGGCCAACCGTTCGTTGGAAGCGGCAGCAAGATGACTGAGGATAAGCTTTTCCAAAACCTTAAGGATTATGAGCAACACACCGAAGAAGATCCCGTTGTTATTGGTGTTGATACCGGACTCCCAATTTGGTACGTCTGTGGAAATAAAGACGGAGTGTTCCATTGGGGATCTTGCGAGTCTTATGATGAGCTTGAACGGCTCCTCAAACGCTGGCCTAAATCTATCCTGGTTAGCGATCAGGGAGGCGACCTTATCGGCATTAGAGAGTTGCAAGAGCGATATAATGGCCGCGTGTTTCTCACTTACTACAGGCGAGACAGAAAAACCCAACAGCTCATTCAATGGGGAGAAGGAAGCGAGTACGGCAAAGTAGTTGTAGACCGCAACAGGACGATTCAGATGTTGATTGATGAGTTTAGTGCCAAGCGCATTCCGATCTACGGCACACGAGAGGACTGGCAACAAGTTTGGCTGCACTTTGCTAACATTTACCGAACAGAAGAAGAGGATAAGTTAGGTGTAAAGCAATATGTATGGCAACGAAACGGGCCAGATCACCTCGTCCACGCACTCGTCTATTTTCGCGTGGGAATGGACAAGTTTGGATTCAAAGACGGCGGAAACTTTGTTGATCCTAATGCGTTTGATTGGAATTCAATCCCTCAAGCGCCAATAACATCTTATGATGGAAAAACCTCTTGGGTTGGGATCAATAACCGTCGTCCTGAACGGGACAGGGATTGGCGTGACATCTAGTTCAGAAGCATTTCACGCTTATTGTGATATGCATTTTGATAAGATCATTGCTTTCGCGCAGGACGGATTATTTGATATGACACAGGGAAGTTTTGTCGCTCACTTTGATGATTTGGGTAACTATTCTAAATGCGAGAAACATTTATATTTGACACATCCAAAAGTTTAGTGTTTAATTCTAGCTAGAAAGCCCTAGCTTGTAACGAGAGGGGCGACAAGATTCATTCTTTGTCGCCTTTTTTGTATGGCTTCAGGCATCGGTCGCAAACGATCAGAGACAGGTGGAATCAACCCTGCACTTAAGGGCATTATTGACCAAGTGGGTGGTCTTTTCGCACCTTTCAACAAAACAAAGAAAGCTATTGATAACCAAACAGAAGGGCGCATCACCTCACCCGAGGATGTTCTTAGTTTGGAGATGACTGACGAGGAGTTATCAACACTCACTTCTACATGGACTTCTGAGTTTGCTGGTTACTACGCGGAAGTAAAGATGCGTTCTTCAAGGAACTTCAAATACTACAAAGGTGAACATTACGGAATGAGCAATGGTCACACAGGCAATGGTGATGGGTATGGAATTGTAGATAACGCAATCTTCCAAGCCGTTGAAACGTTGTTACCGATGGTAGCCCGTGAAGACCCTGAACCAAACGTAGAGACTGATGATACAGATACAGGTATTGCTTTAGCCGACGCTGTAGGTCGTAGTCTTGAAGACGTATCAGACAAAGTACATTTACGCGTTAAAGTCCGGTCCGCGGTGCGAGACTGGTTGATTGACTTACTCGGAGTGCTAAAAGTTACGTGGAATCAAAAGACTTTATCAATCAACGTTGAAAAGGTTGATCCAAAGAAACTTATTATTGATCCTAAAGGAACGTTTGATGGTGGCAAGTTTACAGGTCGTTACATCGGTCAATACGTGTTTGATTCAGGTGAAAACCTGATCGTGCGTTTCCCAGAGCAGAAGGAATGGCTCACACGTGCATGCGGTGGAAAATTAGGTACCGTACTAGGCTTTCGTGAGTGGTGGACTTCTGAATATGTCTTTTGGGAGATGCGCGGGCATATCTTGGATAAGAATAAGAATCCTCACTGGAATTATGGTTACGATGAACCAATTAAAGGTGATGATGGAGAGGAGACTGGCGAGACACAACAAGTTCTTGGAGCTAACCATTTCATTCATCCTGAAATGCCATTTAGCTTCATGTGGTTCTTCAATGATGGTGAGCGACCGTTTGACTTCACTTCGTTCATTGAACAATCAATCTCGATGCAAGACTTGTTAAACAAGCGCACCAAACAGATCGACAAGAATGCCGACGATTCAAATAACGGTTGGGTATTCTCTAACAAGATGGATCAGGATCAAGCTACACAAGCCGTAGCTGCGTTAAAACGTGGTGGAGCTATCAGGGCACCAGGTGACGACATTACAAAGGTTGTGCAGCGATTTCAAGCTCCTGCGTTACCAGCGTATATCGTCGAGGATATTCAAGATAAACGTTTAGAGATTCAGAACATCTTCGGGATTCGTGGTGTTACGCCTTCCGGTACTGCTTCCGAAGAATCAGTGCGTGGTCAGATCATTAAAAACCAAGACGACACATCGCGCTCGGCTCCTGTCGTTGAACAGATCGAGCAAATGGTCGATTTCGTTTTCAACTACATGGCACAGATGATGTACGTCTATCAAGATGAGCCAAATGAAGAGGGTGTTGCAAAGACTGATTTGACTAAGATTTTGAACATCACTGTTGAAGAGGGCTCAATGCTCCCACGCAATCCTTTGATGCGACGCAACGAAGCAGTTGATCTATTTGGCTCTGGGTCTATAGACATTGTTACGGAACTTGAACGCCTTGAATATCCCGATCCAAAAGCAACCGCAGGGGCAGCCATGTTGCTCAAGATAAACCCCATGGCCTATATGCAAGCGTATACGACGCTTTCACCAGAAGCCATGCAAGCGTTACAGCAAGCCATGGCTCCTCAACAGGCTCCTGCGCCCGCAGCACCACAACAGCCAGCAGCTCCACCTCCACCTGCTGCACCGCCTGGTCCACCCCCAGCGCCACCTGGCCCTCCAGGACCTGCCGCACCAGTCCCAATGCCGCCTATTCAATAACCTAAAATATGACACCTTATTTCGCAGATAGCGAAGAACGGAAAGACTATTTAGAAGCTCTTAAGGGCGTTGAGAAAAAGACTGGTTCAAAGATCGTCAAAGAGATGCTGTCTAGTGAACAGCGGGAAAAAGGCCTGAAGCTCGTCAAATCAATCATTGAAGAACATTTGGAAGAATACGCAGAGGGCGAGATGGATTGGGAAGAATGCCTTGATGGAATGATGGAAGACCTCAAAGTTTGTGATCCTGATGAATATTCAGAAGGAGACGAAGAAGAGGAGCCAGCAGAGTAACAAATCATGTCTTTTCCTCGAGTTGTAGACATTAAAGAACAGCACTGCGTAAGTCATTAAATGAGGCCGAAAGGCTGAATCCATTATATGAAAGATTCGATTGCAGCGCATTTAATAAATAACAACATGTTAAGTGATGGTTTTGAAAGCTTGAAGCCATCAAAAGAAGAACCACAACCAGAGCCTGAAAAGACCGAGGAAGTGGTTTCAGAACCTGTTGTTGAATCAGAAGTCGCGGACAACGTACAAACTAAAGAAGAAGTGGAACCAAAAGAGAAGATTCCTTACCATCAACGCCCTCGCTTCAAAGCTCTTGAAAGTAAGATCGCCGACTTAGAGGCTAAACTGGCAGAAAGTGCTAAGGCAGCACAGCCGACTGCCGTAGACCCCGATGCCGAGTATCTCGTTGGCAAAGATCCAAAAGCTGTTGATTCACTCAACAAGCTGATCACATCAAAAGCTAAAGAAATTAGGGAAGCTGAACATCAGCAAGAGATTCAAGAAAAGACCAATGAACAAAAATCATTGTCTCAATTCCGAGAATTACAAGCTGAAAAAACTAAGGAATGGGAAGAAAAAACAGGTATCAAATTCACTGATGGTGACAAGAATGCTGATTTTAAGCAGATCAAAAAGATCATTGAAACAGCAAATCTACTCACGGAATCACCTAACGAATTTGGTCATCGTATTCCCGATTTAGATAAGGCTTTCGCTATCTACATGGCAACGCGTCAGGAAGCGACTGTACCTAAAGTAAATCCTTCCCGCGAAGTGGCAAAAAAGATGGCTGGTTCGGGTGTCGTTTCACGATCCCCAAAACCAAATCTCCTGTCACGAGATCAAGTACGAAATATGTCTCTCACTCAATTTCTTAAATCACAGAGATAGTTAATTAAAACTTTATGGCTTTGACAAACAAAGTCTCAGATTCGACACTCGAGTTCCTTTATCAACGCTTGATTGAAGGTGCCCTTGTCGGAAACATTGCCGCCGGTCACTTTATTTCTAAAGGTGCAGCCTCGACCTGGAAAGGTTCGCAAGCCGCCTATGCTTTCAAGTGGACTGAAAATACCAACCAAGGTTCGTTCGTTGGCGCCCAGCTTTTGAGCAACTCGCAAGTTGATAACACGATCAAACTTATCTATCAATGTGCGTTCTTATATCAAGCAACCACGCTCAACTACACAGATGTAGCCCTGAACCAAACAGAAGGTGAAGTGGCTAACCTGATTGAGCGCCAGATCGGTTCCGATACACGCGACTTGACGCAGCTTGTTGGTACGCAATTCTATGCCGCAGGTTCTAACGGTCAAGATTTGCTTGGTCTTGCTGCTGGTGTTGATAACGGTAACACGGTTGCAACAATCGGTGGACAATCCCGCGCTACATATCCAGCATTGGATGCGACGGTAAACGCTGCGACTCTCAACAAATTGACGCTTGCCCAGATGTATTCGACCTACGACAGCACCTGGCAGGGTGTCGAAATGGTAAATCATATCTTTACCACGACAGCCGTGCGCACGGATTATCAACAGTTGCTTGATCCTATCATGCGTTTTGAAGTCCCAACGAACGCCGCGGGACGCAGCTATAACTTGGGCCTTGGTGGTACCAAAGCGTTGCAATTCAACAATGCGTCAGTATGGGCTGATATGATCGCTCCTGCGAACGTCATGTGGTTTATCAACGACATGTCGATGGAGTTTCAATATCTCCCAGAATGGCCAGAAGGTAAGCCAGTGAAGTTTGCCGAAGCCGATATCATGGATGGTGAACCAGACCCAGAATTGGCTCGTGAATACGGTTTCCACTGGACTGAATTTGTACGCCCTGTAAACCAGATGATTATGTCCGGTTTCACAGTGCTTGCGGGTAACATGATCTACAAAAACCCACGTTATAACGCCCAGCTCAACGCGATCTCGGCAGGTATCTAATTCATAGCGCAAGGCGCATAACAACTTCGCTATGTCTCTATTAACAGAAAACGTCTTACCTCCTGGAATGTGGGACGGTTGGAACACGGCCAAGAATGCTACAACGACCGGTACTATTACGAGCACTGGTTCGTTAGTAGATTTCTCAACTGTTACAAGCGTAAAACTTCCTGCTGGCACAACTATCAATGGTACCACTCAGGGCACATACGCCGTTAATGGTTCAGCCGCCGGCTTGGCTCTCACGGCTGCTCAAAGCGGTCAAATCTTCCTGTTTGATACTGCTGCTGGAAAGGCATACGTCCTGCCGACAGCAGCGAAAGGTCTCGAGTTTACTTTCCTGGTTACCACCTCGGTCACATCGGTTGGTGATTCCGTCGCAACTTTCGCGACCGGTTCCCAATTCATTTTGGGTGCCGTTGAGGTGCTTAGCATCGCCACAGCATCTCCGGCTGGTTTCGCGGCCAACGGTACATCAAACTCGACAATTACCATGAGCGGTACAACCACTGGTGGTTTGATCGGTACGATCTTAACCTATATCGGCCTCTCTACGACCCAGTGGTTTGTAACGGGAACGATCTACGGTTCAGGAACGCTCGCTACTCCAATTTCCTAATTCACACAAAAGTTTATTTTATGGCTATTGCTCCAGCTACAGCTTTCACAGGTCCCGCGTTGACCGCGCCATCTAACGGCCCATTCAACCAAGACCTTACAGAACTTGTTGCCCTTGGCACCAAGATGTATTCAAACAACGGTTCGGAATTTCGTTATTGCCAAAATGGCACCGTAGCGAGTATTCCAGGCAAACTTCAACAAGGCCCTGTTCAGGTAACGACCGAACAAGGTTTGACACCAGTCGCGGCCGCAATCGGCGCTACACAGGTGAGCGTTGCTCTTGGTGGTACGAACGCGATTACTGCCAACCAATATTCGGAAGGTTTCTTGTCCGTCATCTCGGCACCAGGTCAAGGTTACTCCTACAAGATCGCTTCTCATCCAGCGGCTGCTCTCTCAACCACTGTTGTCTTGACGCTGGCTGATCCTTTGCAAGTTGCGATTACAGCTAGTTCGGTTGTCGATATGATCTTGAACCCATTCTCGGGCACGATTGTTTCCCCAACGACCGCTACTGGCATTCCAGCAGGTGTGTGTATTTATCCTCTCTCGGCTTCTGTAGTTGGCACTCAACTTTACTACGGTTGGTTGCAGGTTAAAGGACCATGCAACGTGTTGAACGATTCCAGCACAGCCGTTGGTCTTGCTCTTGCTCCTTCCGGTGCGACTGCAGGTGCGCTGAAGACATGGGCTTCCACGCTCGTAAACGTCGGCTACGCCATGCAGACGCTTACCTCGACAGATTATCAAATGGCTTTCCTCAACTTGAGCTAGTTCTCAAGAAGGAAATACAAGGTGGCTAGACTGATCCTCGAAAAGGATGTCCCGCATCCCTGCCACCTTGCTAACATCGGGAGATTATTCAGGGAATAATATGACACCTCAAGAAATGAATGCCGAGATTCAAAAGCAAGTTGCCGAAGCCATGAATAAAATGAGCGGTCAATCACCGACCGTTGCAACAACCATGGTAAATGGAAAGAAACAAGCTCGTCCTGTCTATCCTAAAAATCAAGTGGTCTATAACTACATGGATCACGATTTCACCGGTAAATGGGACAGTCGTAACTACACGTTTAAGGCAGGTTGCGTCTATCGCGTTTCAATCGATTCCGATGATGATGACGAGATGGGCCGTTTGCTCTTGAACGAAAGTATTCCACGACACTTTGCTCGTGATATCGCTATTCATTATATTGGTCTGAAAAGCAATCCACGCTTGGCTCGAAAAGGTAAAACGCAAATTTGGGACACACGCCACCCCAATTTGGTTGAACAGTACACAATGAAAGCTCTGACGATTCCTTCATCGTTAGCTGGTGTGGCTCTGCCGGCTCCAGTTGTAGATGAGGTTTCGGTCCCAAAGAAACGTATGGGACGTCCACCTAAAGCAGTTGTAGGGGTGAAGCAGTCAGAAGAGTTTGAAGGCGTAACAACTTAATAGAAGTCTTATGCAACTTTTCAGCAAGAAAGAAGTTCAAAAAGATTACGACGAGCAAAAGGCCGCTGTAATTTTGGAGACGGTAAAAATTACCAAGGCTCTTGCTGAAAAGACGAACGATCTGAACCGCCTCAATGATGAATTGAAACTAAAGAAACTCACGAATGAACGTGATTATAAAGCCTTCATAGAACCTCTAACTATAAGCAAGAATGCCCTCGAAACGACTGTTTGGGAGCTTGAGAAACGTAAATCTAAAGCCCTTGAGCCTCTACAAGAGTTTGAGACAAGTCTAAAGGCGAAAGCCGAGTGGTTGGAGGTTAGGATGCAAGAGATCGCATCTAAGGAGTTTCAAACAAGCCAACTTCACGAACAAGTAGAACAAACCTTACGTGAGGCCAAAACATCATTGGCGGTTGCCTCGAAAGAAAAAGCCAATGCTATTTCTCTCAAGACAAGCGCAGAGCAAAAAGTAAAGCTTGCTCAAGCGGAAGCTAAAAAGTTAAGAGAAGAAACACAAGTACGATGTGATGCAGTAGCCCATGAGGAGGAGAAGTTAGAACGTAAATATCAAGCCTTAGATCACGATCGAGATGATTTGAATGCTCAAGAACTTCTGGTGGATGAGAAACGAAAGGAATTGAAAGTCCTTGAAAGTAAGATCGCTGATGATCGTCAGAAGTTAAAATCGGCCCTCGATCTAATGAAAACCAAATATGCCACAAATAGATAATTTCGCTCCCGATGCGAACAGCGTACCACCAGCTAAAGGAGTGAATCCCAGCGGTACAGTTGTTCCACTTCAAATCGACCATGCAACGGGCTATCTATTGGCGAGCATTGTAGCGGCTTCTGGGTCTATCACGGTAACTCAAACGAATGCAGCCAGCGATGCAAATGATGTTAGATCAATGCTTGGTCAAAATCCTTCCGGTACTACGCAAGCATGTTTGATTGAAAATTCGACTGGAAATCTTTTAGGAACATTTAGCTAAACTATATGGCAGCACCCGATGGAAACGCGCCAAGAGATGCAAACTCACGTCCAACCCTTTTAGCGGTTGATGCAACGACTGGTTTGGTGTGTCCAGTTCAAGTTGATTCAAGCGGTCGGCTCCTTTTATCCGTGACTGGTTCTTTAACACTAGCCATTGGTGACACGATTACTAGTGCGACACAGGGTTCTGTTTTATTTGTTGGTCCAGCCGGTGTCCTTGCCCAAGACAATGCCAAGTTCTTTTGGGACGATACGAACTTTCGTTTAGGGATTGGCACAGCTTCGCCAACGGCTACTCTTTCCGTAGCGCAAACAGCATCTTCATCAGGCGTGCCCATCACAGCCTTGTTTACGCCAGCATCCAATACAGCAATCACGCTCTCGACAAACGCGCCGCAATTTATACTTGCAACCTCAACGCAAACCTACGCGACAGGTGCATTGGCTGAATACGATTACGCTCAATTCAATGCGCCCACTTTGGCGTTCGCGGGAGCTTCGACAATTACTTCTGCGGCTACGTTTACTATTTCAGGTGCTCCAATTGCTGGTACGAATGCTACAATTACGAATGGGTATTGTTTATGGTCTAAAGGCGGTGTAACTCGTTTAGATGGTCAGCTTCAAGTAAACGCCTCCGTGTCAACAGGCTACCTTAGTATGGGTTTATGTACGGCTTTTTTTCATCGAGCTAATGGTTCGGGTGAAGCAATCATCACTAATGATGTAACGCAAGTCTTACAAATAAGTACGTCGAGTTCAGGTACATCCAATGAATCCTATTTTGCAGTTAATAGTGGTGTTGCAGGTAGTTATGGTTTAATTGTTGGTTTTACTGAAAATAATGGCACCTTCGGTCGTGCAGGGGTCTTTCGAGTTATACCGAATAATGCGACACTTCAGTTTATTGTGAACAACACTACAATTGCTTTAGCGGTTGCAGCCTCTGGCTCACAAGCATGGAACGGGTCTGCAACTTCATCTGGGGCAGTTGCTTTTTCTTCATGGACTCCGCCAAATAATACGGGTATAACGACCACAGTGAACGCTCCAGAATTCTTGTTCGTTACGTCTACTCAAACGTGGGCGACAGGTACGGTTGCAGAGGCTGATTACATGCAAATTAATGCCCCGACGTTTGCCGCTGCTGCTGCCTCTACGTTCACAGCAGCGAGTACAGTGACAATTACGGGCGCGCCAATAGCTGGGAGCAATGCAACGCTGACGAACAAATATGCTCTGTGGATCAAATCTGGTTCAATACGCGCTGATGGCGGTATAGATCTTTCGGGTATCGGAAGTACGACAGCCAATATCACCTACACCGCGACCACCTCGACCCCAGCGACGACCTGGACGACTGGAGCAACGACCTCTAACCCACAAGGATTTATCAAGGTGATCACGGGTGGAGCGACCGTCGGATATATCCCTGTTTACTCCTAAAATCCTTCTATGACCCTCGCACTCGTTCAGGATGCCGACGGAAACAACGCGCTTCAGGTCACTGCCGACGATGGATCTGTTCAGACATTTTCAAAAGTACAAGTTGATGCCATCCAAGCAAATACACAGGCACAAACACCTATCGTAACCGCCGCCGTTGCGCTCAACACACAAGCTCTCGCTGATTGTGAAACGATGGAAGCGTTCTGCCTCGCTAATGCAATCACGGTTTAATCTTTCAAAATATGGTTAAGTTTACGACCACACAACCAGTAGCCGCGACTGCCATCTTCTTTTCAAAGTTTGGCCTTCAAGGGATGTCACTTGATACGCAACGCAAAGCTATCAAATGTCTCCACAAAATCCGCACGGAGATTGAACCGACGGAAGAAGCACTTCAATCGAAATCGCAAGAACTGACAATCTTGAACAATCAACTAAAAGGAAACGTCCCTGTGACAGTGGAATTTATGGCGCAAGTCACAGCAGCCACGGAAGAAATGACGAAGGGTAACAAACTGCCAATCGAGGTCGAAGCTATGGCAGAAGGCGTCAATGCGTTCATTGAAGTGTTGAAAAAGATTGATTGGTCGTCAGCCGAATTAAAAGACAAATTCGAGGGTGTCCAAATGATCAACGTCGAACAGATGATCTGCGATCTTGAATCGGCCAAAGAAGCCGTATAAACATATGCCTGACGAAGCTGTCTCCAAAATCAATGAAGCGGCTGCTGATGCGGCTCATGTTGTGGCCCAAGCCGCGGCAGAAGCAAAAAACGTGATCAACGCAGCGGCTGCCAGTGCCATTGCTACATTGACGACGGCAGCAGCGGTTCAGGCACGAGAGATCAAATACATTACTGATACTCTCGATAAAGTGAACGATAAACTCGATAACCTGGAGAACAAATACGTCACAAAAGAAGAGTTTAAGACCATAGAAAACTCCGTTGAGAATTGCGTTACGTCAAGTGATTTTGCTCCTGTAAGGAACACTGTCTATGGGACTGCCGCAGTCATCTTCACAGCGATTATCGGAGTTGTCTTGAAGATTTTATTCTTCAAACTCTAAAGGTATGCCAGCACTTCCAAAATTTCGCATCCTTGGCCAGCAAGAACAACCGTGGGCCAACATGAAACTCGGCGCATCAAATCTCACTGTGGGGCATGATGGTTGTGATCTGTGTTCGGTCATCACTCTTTCAAACTATTTCTACGGAGGAATGAAGTGGACGCCAGATCAAGTGTGTACGGATGCCTCCTTGTTTACCCCAGATGGTCTGGTGATTTACGACGCTTTGTGCGCCAAACTAGGTAACCTGAAATATACGGGTGCCACGGTTGGTGAGAATGATGTCGCGATCAAAGCTGCTATCCAAGGAACGAACACGGGTGTCGTCCTGTGGGTGAACAATAAATCACACTTCGTCCTCGGTTGGTCTATTCCGATCTTTGGAAATGATTTCAACGTAGCCGATTCCTGGTATCAGAAAGTCGATCAAGC